AGAATTGTGTCAATATGACAGAACCTAATCCTATGAAGATCCGTGCTTTAATAGAAGAGTGGGTCGAGAAGTACCGACCACAAGAACTTAGAATTGAAATCAACGCACATCAGAAGGCTTACGCCTTAGATGATGATTTACGGAATTGGTTAGCACAATATGGGACGCAACTCAACTCGCACTTCACCGGCAAGAATAAGTGGGATGTCGGTTTCGGCGTTGCTTCTATGGCTGGTCTTTTTGGAACTGCCCGTGATGGTCGCTTCCAAGATAACAATATTATTGAACTACCTTCGAATGAAAGTTCGGAAGGATTAAAGGCTTTAACACAACAGATGCTTACATGGAGACCTGAAACTAGGAACCCTACTGACTGTGTGATGGCTCTATGGTTTGCTATCATTCGCGTTCGTGAATTAATGCAGCAATCTACTAGAGTAGGTCAGTATCAAAGTAATCGTTGGGCAACACGCTCACAGATGGCAAATCGTATGACAATAAATGTAGATGACATGATCGCAGAACAATGGCAAGATCACTATGGTTAGGAATTAAATGGCATTATCAATTGAACAGATTGCAGCGCGTGTAGATTCTCTACGCTATCGTGCTCGCCAACGGGATTCCCGGGCCCAAGATGTTTTGTCTGTACGTCAAGGTAATATTGCTGAAGTCTATCCTGACTTCTTTCCAGATGGCGTAAATCAAAACGTTGTTGCTAACTTTATTGATATCGTAGCACGCGATCTATCTGAAGTAATGGCCCCTCTTCCTGCTGTCAATTGCTCTACCTCTAATCAAGTTTCAGACAAAGCACGTCAGTTTGCAGATCGTCGCACACGTATTGCATCGAACTACTTCCGTCATTCAGACCTACAAGTACAGATGTACAGTGGTGCAGATCAATATATTACCTACGGTTTCATTCCTTTCATCATTGAATTAGATCAAGAAGCAGGATTGCCTAGCGTTCGTGTAGAAAATCCTATTGGATCTTATCCTGAGTTTGATCGCTTTGGTCGTTGTATTGCTTTTGCTAAACGCTACACACTTACACTAGGTGAACTTGCTACACAGTTCCCAGAGTATGATCGTGAAATTCTTGGTAGCATGGGCTACAAGCAAGATCTTAATTCTACAGTAGATATGATCCGCTACTATGACCAAGATCAATCAGTAATCTTTTTACCTAATAGAAATAACTTAGTACTATCACAGGCCGCAAATCCTATTGGTCGTATGATGGTAGTTGTTGCACGCCGCCCATCCGTTGATGGTGAGATGCGTGGACAGTTTGATGATGTTCTAGGTATTCAATTACTTCGTAATCGTTTTGCAATGCTTGCAATGGAAGCAGCAGAAAAATCTGTGCAGGCTCCTATTGTTCTACCACAAGATGTACAAGAGTTACAACTTGGTGGAGACGCAGTTATTCGTACATCAAATCCTGCAGGCGTACGTCGTGTAGAGTTAACTCTCCCACAAGGTGCATTCCAAGAATCAGATCTTCTTAATGCAGAACTTCGTGTTGGCACACGTTACCCTGAAGGTCGTACAGGAAACATTGATGCATCTGTTATTACAGGTCAAGGTGTACAAGCACTCATGGGTGCCTTTGATACGCAAGTTAAATCTGCTCAGGCTATCTTTGCTAAGGCCCTTACTGATGTAATGAGCATTTGTTTTGAAGTAGATGAGAAGTTCTTTAACTTTGAGAAGACTATTCGTGGTGTAGATGCTGGCGCACCTTATGAAGTAACCTACCTACCATCTAAAGATATCAAGAGTGATTACTCATCTGATGTTCGATATGGTATGTTGGCTGGCCTTAACCCAGCACAAGGTCTTATCTTTATGCTACAAGCACTAGGTGGTAAGTTAATATCTAAGGATATGGCTATGCGTGAACTACCATTTGGTGTCAATGTTACACAAGAGCAAGAGAAAATAGAGATCGAAGATATGCGTGCAGCACTTCTAGGATCTTTACAAGCATATACACAAGCCATTCCACAGATGGCTGCTACAGGTGGGGACACCTCAGAAATTGTTCGTAAGATTGCTGCTGTCATAAAGGCACGGCAAAAGGGCCAGACGATTGAAGATGCAATTGATAAAATCTTTGCACCTCCTCCTCCGGCTCCTGAACAGGTTCCCTCCGCTGGAGCAGCGCCTATGGTTGAGCAAACGTCCCCTGCTCCCGGCTCTCCAACGGGGGGCGCTCCTTCACCAGAAGGCGCAACGATAGAGGCACCACCTCAACAACCACCAGACATACAAAGTCTATTATCTAGTCTAAGTGGATCAGGCGAAGCAAACTCAAGCGTTAGAATGGTTAATCGTAGAGCGGTAGGTTAATATGTCAGGGGACGCTTTATCAAATAAAATAGATGAAGTTATTAAAGTAATCGCTAAAGAAGATGTAGAAGCAAAGAATCAAATCTGTACCGGTTGGATATTAGTAACCGAATGGGCAGATTTTGCTGGAGAACGATACGTAGCAACACACATTAGTGATTCTATATCACCTTGGACTGCTACTGGTATGTTGTACTATTCAATTGAAAACGATATTTACGAATCAGATTTAGAGGAGGATGACTAATGGCTAGTGGAGGATACCGCGAACCTAATAATCCTGCTCCAGTATCAGGACCGGGTGCTATGTCACAACGTACAGATGGTGGACCAACACAATCAGCAAAGTATATGTCAGGTTTGCCCTATGGTCAAGGGCAAGCACAAATGCAACAACAGACTTCGGCACCAATGGCAGGCAATCCTGTAGCATCAGCGCAAGTAAGTGCTGATAGTGCTACACAAGCACCACAGATGCCACCTACTGTAGGTATGTTTGAGCCAACACAGCGCCCAGATGAGCCTATTACTGCTGGAATGGACTTTGGTCCTGGCCCAGACTCTAGTGTTCTTGGCTTACCTACTCCTCCTAAAGAAGATGATCCTGCAATTCGTGCAATTCAAGCACTCTACATGCAAGATCCCCGCAACGAAGACCTACGTTTGATTATTCAAGCGCTAGGCGAAGATGGTAGGATATGACAACATACCCTAAATACAAAAAAGACGCTAACGGTCTTCCAATTGTTGAGGGTGTTAAAGCAATTGTTCCACCAAAATACTCTTCTTCTTCTAATGACTTAGCAAATATTGATCCTGCCATAGCAAGAGATCTACTTGCCAAAAATCCAGGCTTATCCGCCGGTACATTCAGTGCTCTATCGTCATACAATGTAGGTGGAGACAACGAATTAGCGCAGAAGATTGCTACTATAGATGCACAAACTAAAGAGCAACGCAAACGTAATCAAATTAAAGAAGCACAAGATGCTGAGAATGCAAGATTTCAGAACAGCGTAAGAGGAAAAATTTGGGGCGCACTTAAATCAGTAACCAGAGTTGCTGTATTGCCGGTACAAACTGTTATAGAAGGCATAAACATGGGTGCAAGGAATACTGCATCTGCTATATCTGTACTTAGCAACCAAGGAAACTATACTGAAAAAGAAAAAAATCAAAGACTAGAAGCAGTATGGAATCCTTTTGCTAAACAAAACTTAGAACAATTTACATTGTACCAAGCAATAAAGCAAAAAATGGACAAAGGCCAAATTGACATAGGCCAAGGTTTCTTTATTAGCGAAACATCAGGTGCAGGGTTTTTAGCACGCGAAAAAGCCAAAGAAGTAATGAAGATTGCTATTAAAAATAATAAAGGTAAAGTTATTGGCTACCGTCCATATAGTGTGGCTACTCCTATATCATGGGTACTAACAGGTGGACATCCTGAAAGCCGTGCTGGTGCTGTAATTGATGCAGTAGGCGAGATGGCACTATCATTTTATTCTGATCCTATCTCTAAAGGTGGGAAGATACTACGCCTTAAAAGAATTACAGAGCAACAAACACGTACTACAAAAGGTGTAGTTGCTGCTAAAGATGCTGTGCGTAAAGCAGAAGTAGAAAAAGAATATGCTTCTGTACTTGATGAGGTTAAAAAAGCACGGGAAGATTTATTTAATCTAGGTTCCCCAGCAAATAAACCTAAATCTTATAATGAAGCACAGCGTAATATTCGTCAACTTATCGACAAAGAAGTTAAATTAAAAGACGAACTTGGTACAATTAATCTTAATCCAGATGCTATATCAGGGTTTCTTTCAAGAAAAAGTCTTGAACCATTACTAGATAACCTAGTAGAACAGACAGATGCTGCACAAATTTGGCGTTTGTCTAATAAAAAATTAGATGGCGAACTTGCAAAAAACCTTGCTAATGCTACAACAAGAGAAGAAGTATTAACAGTCTTTGCTCGTGGTATTGTTGGAGATGATGCAACTGCCGTAGGTAGATTAGGACTTGACGCTCTAGGTGGTACAACAACTGGAACTTTTGTTCCTCAAGTATTATCAAAAATAACAAAGGGTGCCTCCCCAGTAGCAGCGAAAGCATTAAGAGGTGGAGCAGCAGCAACATTCGCACGCGCTCCTTTTATGAAAAAGTTTTATACAAACATGTCTGAAAAATACAATACTGTAATTCCACGTGGCGCTGTTGTGCATAAACATGATACAGCAGCACTTGTTGAAACAGCAGATGCTTATATGATTATAGGCAAAGTACCTCTAGCAGAGCGCAATAAAATTATTAACGAAATCTTAAATGCTCCTGATCCAGGAATTGCTGGTATCACTGCATCTGCTAAAACATTTCAAGCCATTAGAGTAGCAAATGAAGCAGACGTGCCAGAACGTTTAATGAAAAGATTCCAAGATGCTACACAGTTCTTCTTAAAGGAAGAAAATAGTTTTAGCAAATTCTGGGCTAGCCGTCAAGTAGATGATGGTGTTATTGACATCATGTCATTAAATGGCAAAAAAATTCAACTTCATGGAATTCATTTGGACTCCGAGTTCTTAAACTCT